TTAATTCAAGAGTGTTGACAACAGCACAAGCAATAACAGGAATTAGAATGCAAGGATCTACCAGCATTGATGTTAGCACTTCAGCAGGTTTGCCTTATAAGGAAGAAAGAGGTGTAAAAAAAAACCCCGATGATAAGGTATGATGCAGAGGGAAAGTTTTGGCAAATTCAAGGTCGCGTCTTATATGATGTTGACTTATACGAGGAATATTATTCCAGTTTGAAGGTACCCCAAAACTATAAATTAGAGTTTCGCAAACATGAACTTGTTGGTCCCAATAAGATCAAGGAGCCAAAGACGAGAACAGTAGGTGTTGGCAATTTTATTCATCAGATTGTTTACATGAAACTCTTTAAGGATTTGTTCACTACGGTGAAAAATATATGGATGGAAGGTAGGACATCTCCTTTCGCTATGGGAATAAATCCAGAGGTACATTGGAATAATGTGGCTCGTCATTTGATTTATCATGATTATGTCATTGACTTTGATGTCAAGGCATGGGAAGAGAAGATGGATCAGAGATTGATGTTTATGGCTACGAAAGTAAGACTCAATATCCTTAAACAAGCTTTGGAGATGAATAAGATTCCATGGGATCCAAATTATGAAAGAATTGCCTATGGTCTCGTTGTTGATTATATCCATTCAGATGTAGTCTTCGAGGACATAGTATATTCAAAGACAGCTGGCTTACTATCAGGTCACCCAGGAACTTTCATGGAGAATTCGGAGGTTCACGAGATGATATTTGGTGTTGTTTGTTATTCAATTCTAAAGAAATATGCTCCTAATTTGGCAAATTCAGATTATATCATAGAAAATTGCCGAAGCATAAAAGCAGCAGATGACATTGTCATCGCAATTTCTCCACATGCACGTCAGTACGTAACAGCAGAACGTATTGTACAAGGTTATAATCGAATCGGTTACGAGATTACAGCTCCAGATAAGAGTCCAGTTGTCTCAGTCAAAACACTTTACGATGTGCAATTCTTGAAAAATGGATTTTTTCAAAACCCGGACAAGACAATAACAGTTCTTCCCAATGAATCACAGATTCATCAATTGTTGTCATATGTCAGAACGAAGACAGCTCTCACTGTTGAAGATCAAATGATCACTAATTTTGGTACTGCTATGCGATTTGCGTACCATAGAGGTGAAGATTATTATG